CTCCTTTGCCTTTCGCAATCTGCGACAACTTCCCGCGTTCACCGATGCCGCCGATCTCATTAGTTATCAATGATCCGGTCAGTGACTGCGCCGCCTTCCGTTGCTCTGGTGTCAGTTCAATGTGGTCAATATGGATGTGAATCGGTGGTGTTGTCCCGACGTTGTCACACCATCCATAGGTTGCCGGATTCGTCAGAAAGATTGACCAGTCAGCCAGAGACCGGTAGAACGGTTTCAGGGCATGTGGTTTCAATTCCCAGCGGTTCTGAGTCTCACCACGGTTAATAAAATACGTGGCGAGAAACTCGTTCACTGTTCGGCAGCGATCCAGAAAAACAGCGTGATTCGCGAACTCAATCCGATCGTTCGGAGCTGGTGTACCAGTCGCACACAATTTCCATTTCAGCCCTCGCCCGAGTTCAATCAGGCGATTGCCGTATTCACCGTAGTGAGACTTCAACATTGAAGACTCATCGAGAATAAGCCCGGCCAGATTACCCGGTATCAGTCCTTCCCGAATCGCTTCGTAATTGGTGACCGCAATCTGAGTGTTCAGGCTGTCGTTTGATTCCAGCCAGTTCTGTAAGTCAAACGCTCGGACCTGACCAATATCGAACCGTTCACCGTACCAGCGGAATGCTTCCTGCAATGTCTGCGACACCACCATCAACGGGGATACGATCAGGATTTTTCCGCCGTTGCAGTTCTTTGCAGCATGCCGAGCAAACTCCAGAAGCATCAGCGTTTTACCGAGTCCACAATCTGCAAAGATTGCATACTTCCGTTTCTTCAATGCCAGAGAAACGATATCACGCTGATAATCAAACATCCCTTCTTTCGGCTCGTATTGAGTATCGTCAGACTCAGCATCTGCTACACCAAACGCAGCAGCATATTCATCAGATATCTCTGCTGCGTTTCCGACGAACCGATACACCGGGCATCGCCGGACCTTCAGGAATGTTTCGTAGTCAGTGATTGAGGACGTGTTAAATCGGATTCTCATCGCGTATTCCTCACTGCCTTAACGATCTCGCTGACTGCCGCCTGAATTTCCATCAATGCCGTTTCAGTCCAATACGGATTGGAAATCCGTGCCAGTTCATCACGAGCATCCGTCAGCAACGCTTCACCGAATGCTTCGGCCTTCTCAATCTCCGGCTTCAACGCTTCGGCCCGTGCCTGTTCAGCCGCACGGCGTTCGGCTTCACGTGCTTCAATTTCGCGCCGTTCGTTCTCCGCTCGCAATCTCTGCAGTTCTTCGCGATCTTTCCGGAGTTGTTCCTCTTCGGCTTTTCGTGCTGCGGCTTTTTGGGTTTCCGCTGTCAGAAGTGCCTCAAAAAATCCGTCATCCATCACATCAAGTGCGTTCAGATCGACACCGCTGACACCAACCGCAGCCAACCGATTCAAACGAGTCTGAAGCCGTTCACGTTTCTCAGCTTCCTTCTGCTGCTTTTCTTTCAGCCGTTCCGCTTCGTAGTTGTCCTCCTCTGCCGATAGCCTGCCTTCGATCGGTTCGATTTCGCTGATCAGCCGTTTCGCTTCTGCGTTAATTGCTCGCTGATACTTCAGTGCTCCCTCGTTCAAATCTTTGCGCCGCTTGTCGATCTCCAGTCGCAGCCGTTTGACTGTCTTGCGTGCTTCAGTCACGGCCTTAATCCCGACCGTTGCAACGGTCAGATTTCCAAATTCACGGACCTGAGCAATTGCCAGTTCATCCGGGCGAAACTCTGCCAGCGTCGAAACGATCAGAGCGTCAACTGGTGCCTGCGGTTCTTCAATTGTTAATTCACTCATCTAAGAAATCCTTTCATCAATTCAGAACGGGAAACAAAAAACTCAATCTGTCGTTCAACGGTCAAAAATGACCATGCGCCCTGGTAGTCGGACCAACACCAGAATTCGCGGTCACCGGTCTCTGTGTCCATTTCGGACACGATCGATTCTGTAACCAGAATGCCTAACTTCTCCTGCAACAACGCATCGCAGTAGTCCTGAAACTTGCACAGATCGGCATTCTTAAACTTGCGAGGAACATCACTCGTCAGGATCTCGTGTGCATCGTGGTAAAGTCCCCACAGTTGAACCTGCGCAGGCTGTTCGCTGAGTGCGTCAAACACGTTCAGCGAATGACTCAACACCGAGCACAGCGGATGCTGGCCGCCAAAACGGCCAATGCGTGAAAGGCACTCAGCCACCCATTGCGGATCTTGCGCACATCGACTTGACCACGTTTCAGGATCGTCGATGTAATTGGGCCATTTACGCACGTTGCAGTCCTTCCGTGAGTCGGTAAAAACAGCCCGGCAGTGCGAGCTGTAGACAAACACTGCCGGGCTTTCAGGAGGCCATCGCAACGCACGACAGCCAGTCGAGATCACTGTTTCGCGAATGGATTCGCTTTAACGGCAGGTGCTGCAGCAGGAGTTTCAAACGCTTCCTGCATCATGTTGGTCTGCTGCTGTGCGTTTGACACTGAGCGAGACTTGTACGCTTTAATCACATTCTGATCGTCTTTAATGGCAACCTTGATCGTCAGCGGTCGGTTGTGCAGTTCTTCTGACTGTGAAGCGTTCGAAAGCCCGACAGCATCCTTCAGGTCTTGCAACTGACGCAGTGCAATACCTTGTGCCGTTGTGTTTTTGTTGACGATGTTCAGACCTTCGAAAATCAGCCGATTCTGGTACTGACCCTCCATGATTATGAACCGCAACGCCAAACGCTGACCGGTTCCATCTTTCGTCGGCTTCACTTCGGAATGCACCAACATGGCCTTGTAATTACCAGCCGGAATCGGCGTGAACGAACCTGCCGACGCTGCTTTCGACATGTCCAAATGAGATAAATCCGCCATGTCAATTACCCTGCTTTCTGTACTGGAGAAACTGAAACACTCTTTACGCTGTCATCACTCTTCGGAAACCACTTTGCATATTCAGCCCATGAAAAACCGATCTCCGCTGGCATGCCTTCCAGCCGGTTCTTTGCCAGACATGCCGCTGATTCCTGAGTCCTCAGGTATCGCTCTGAATTGCCCACAGCAATCCCGCGTTCCTTGTTGAATCCGAGATCCTCTTTGCGAACAAAGACGCGATACGATGCAAACAGCACCTCATCGCACCATTCCTGAAGCATCGCTGATGCACTGTCATGCAGTGCTGGCTGATAGCGGTCGTATGAATCAGTTTCTGGATCGCTGTGTTTTTTGATCGCACAGTGAGCCAGTAGGATGACGCCGATCGACTTCTCTTTTCGCAGCCAGTCGAGCTTAAACGTAATCTCGTCCCAGTACTTCAGCGCAGATTTGTACCCGTTGCCAAAGCCGATATCCGCGAAATCTTTTCCAGCCTTCTTCGCGACTTCAGCGTGAATCAGACCTTCCAGCCAATCAGCCGAATCAATGGCAATGTGCTGGTATTTGTGCTTGTCGTTTGCGAGCCATATCAACGCTTCGTTGACTGATTCCAGTGACTGCAGGTGCTCCGTTCGTTCGCAGTCAATGTCGTCAAGTCCGTCCTCCAGATTCAATAACAGGCAGTTCGGAGCCTGTGCCGCCCATGTGCTTTTACCGATGCCGTGAACGCCATAGAGCAGCGTCCTGCGCGGTTTGGTTTTCTTGCCACTAACGATCTTCACTGGTCTTCTCTCCTTCTTTGAAATCACTCAAAAACACTTCCACTTCACGACAATTCCATCTCTTTGTGTTCTTATTCTTCGCCCACCCATGCACGAAAATTCGGTGACCGTCTTCCACCCATTCCTTAGCCAATGGCGACGCCAGAATCTTTTTGATTCGTGCTGAAACGTTGCTTCCGCTGGTCACCTGAAAAGCCATCATCTTCGGAGCGATGACAAGCAAATCGATGAATCCGAATAGATCCTGTCGAATGCGTGCGAACGGGTTCCAATGCTCTACAATGGCGACCGTCATTCCGCACTTACGAATCTGTGCAAGTGAACGCTGAGTGGGTGAACTCACTTGCCGTCCTTCCGCAGGTCCGCGACCTCAGCCCGCAGCACAGTTACATCTTTCGGAGCATGCACACCAACTCGCACACCATTGCCTTTTATCTCCATAATCGTGACGACAATTCCGCCATCAATCACGATGCTTTCACCGACTTTACGACCCAGAACAAGCATTGCAGTTACCCTCGCTAATGACCTTTAAAAATCGATGAGTCGCGGACATACTGACAGCAATCTGACCGCGTTTTCGCAGCACTGAAACGGCCACATTTGTGACTTCAGTTCCGTCCTCAAAACGCCACATGTCCGTTTTGCAGAAGTACGGCGCGAAGAATCTTCCGCTGTTTCTCAATCGCTGTTTGCAGACGTGGCCAGCTCGTAGCTTTCGCAGCACTGCATCTGCTCCGAGTCCTTTCACTTTTGACACAAGACTTCCTTTCTCTTTTCTAAGTTGTTCGAGTCGTGGCCGCCGTCCAATGGCATTTCAGAGCGTGTCACGGCTCACCACGATTCCGCTTCCGGGAGTCGAACCCGGCGCAGACCGTCAGCGGAAAAAAACACTGGAAGCGGTCAATCAGAATCATTGATCCTGAGTCCCAAAACGCAGACCGCCTCCAGTGCGGAGCATGCGTTTAGTCGCGGTCGTTTCGCCGCAGGTTTTCGTCAGTGATTACCCAGCAGACGATGCCGCCGAGCACAGCAAAAAAGATGGCTATGAATTCATTCATGGGGCACACTCCGTTATGAGCGTTGAGAAAACGCGGCCTCAGTCGCAGCAGTCGGACAGAGCCACTGGCTGAGGACCGCGAAATGATGCACCGAAAACAATCCGGCGCATCGTGCTGTTTCAATTGCGGTGATACACGCCGCAAGAACAAATGGACGCGGTCCCAGCAGACTTAGGGTTCACAGTGCCACATGCAGGGCACTTCCAGGCATCGCGCAGGCGACGAATAAAAGCAAACATACACAACCTCCGACCAGCTTCAGCTGGACAAGTTGCGCCGCTGCAGCCGA